TTTCTTTATTTCATTAGTAGTAGCATCATCTTTAACAAGAAATTTTTTAATTCCAATATATTTTACAATAATCTGTTTCATAATGCCCAATCCTTAATATAAGCATTGTGCATATAAGGAGATCCATTCTTTTTAAGCTTTGCATATTGCTTGTTGTCACAGTTGCAAATCTCAGTATAAATTATAGCATTATATTGAGTTCTTAGCCTGTTTACAGCTTTTCTAAGATTGCCATTAGAGTTAAACTCTGGATCTAGAGAACATATAAAGCCCTCTAGTTCCAAAACATATTGAATTTTTCTAAATTCTGATGGCTCTTTCTCAAGCTGTATATCTTCAACAACTGATAAAGGTTTATTTCTACCAAATAGCCCTAACATTATGCACCACCTACCTGTAGTTCTGTTGCAATATCTTGTATTTTATTTTTAACAGTTTGCATATTGTTTATGTCTAATTGTTTTTCATTAATGCCAAGTTGCCCTAAAGCCTGTGCATACCAGTTAGCTGCATTAGTTTTATTCTCACTAGCAACATCCATAGCAAAAGACTTTATGTTATTTATAACATGAGATTGACTTACAGAAACATCTTCAAACTCTATTCCTGCTTTATCTAACTCTTTCTCTATAGATTTTTGAGGAGCTGCTTCCTTACTAGGAACTATTCCAATCATCTCTTCTGCTGTAGTTGATTCAGAAAACACAACTCTTAAACATCTGCCATTAGCTTTAGTACTTGCCATCTCAAACCAAGAGTTATGATCTGCTTTAGTTTGTCTAGCATATCCTGTAGCTTTAGGCTCAGTATCTTCTTTGTTCTCATAGAAAGATGATTTAAAAATAACCCAGTCATCACCATTATCTACCATCTCTGCAACTAACCTACAGTTAGGATATTCTTTATTCATTTTGCTAATTAGTTCATCAACAGTTGTGTAGTCCTCTAAGAATTTAGGTAATGCCATTTATACTCCCTCCATTTCATAACCCTCATAAGTCCAACATTTTAAGCAGACAAAGTTTCCATCATCTGCAGGAGCATCAAAGTGATGAGTACCTGTAAACAAGTTGCACCAATTTAGAACTTCTCCCTCTTTTAGTCTTGACTCAAAATCTGTAACATCATACAGATCCTTTTTCTTTTCTCTTAGTCTTTTATCATCTAGTTTTAAGCTTATATAAGCCAATGTAACTATTAGAGATATAACTCCATAGACTACAAAGCCTAGATAGATTATTTCTTGAATTAACATAATTAATTCCCCTTTCTTTCTTTTACTTTTTTTATATCATTAACTAATTTTGTTAATACTTCAATTTCCCTTTTTTTATTTTTACCATCACAAGTATCACAAAGATAATATCTTTTTCCACCAATATATTTTAGCTTTGGATTTTCTTTAGTACTTACAATAGAATTTTTACAGTCTTGATTATTAGTATAAGTACTAATACAAAACCATAATTTTTTAGTATTTTTAATTAGTTCCCCTTTCTTATATAACCAATTTAATAAATATTTGTCATACTGTCAAGCATCTAAATGAATAATAGATTGCTCTTGAGCTACCTAAAAAGCTCAAGAGCTATCAGTTGATCTTAAGTAAGGTGTGGCTAGTGCTTACCCTGTGTCACTCCCTCCCAAAAACCAGAATGTCTAAATTTAGTGACATTTAAATATGTGAAGTAATAGGCTCTAACCCTAGTTAAGATGGTCTAGCTAATCCACTTTGTTAATCTGTTAATCAAATATTCTTTTCCTAAGAGCTAGAAAAATATTTTGTATGTATTGAACACTATAAACAACTACTAGGACAATAAGTTAAAAAACAGATATAAATTATTTTGTGTTCCATGCCTAAGTTATAATGGTATTGGCTCTAGTAGATTAATTAAAATATACTCCCCTTTGTATATGTATGTAGCCCTTACTAGAGCCATCTTTTAAACAAAAAAAAGAGGAGATACAAATCTCCTCTTTTTTATTTTCAGATCCTGAAAGATGCTATTGCTAGTTATCCCTCAAGTTCTAGATTATGAATAAAAACAATCTACTTTAAGTTTAGCTCACTTTTTTCTTTGCATAGGTCTTTAAAACAGACATTACTGCAGCTCCACCTGATAATGCAGCTATCTCTAAATTAGAAATATCAATACCTAATGCAGGTGTTATAACTAATGCAGAAGTTGCTGCTTCCACAAAAGTCCATACACATCTCTCTAATAAGTCTTTTAACTCATCTGACATACTATTCCTCTTCTTTCATCTTTGTTTGTACTTTTTTAAACTGTGTGCATTGTTTATTAATGCAGACAAAAGCATTATTAATTAACTCTAGTTTATCCTTACAGGCATTACATTGTAATTTCATTTCTGATTATTTAGGATGTAAGCCTTTTAGAATGATTGTTTGCCTTAATGCTTTAACTTCTGTTTTTAAACTTTTAATCTCTGTTGATAATATATCCATAATATCCTCCTGTGCCTTTGTAACTTGTGGAATGTTCATAATGTGATCTTTAGCTTTATTGTCTAGAATTTCTCCATCATAATCAATATAAGTTGCTGTAACTACATCTCCTCTGATAATTGCACCTGCTATATCTGGATAAATCTCTTTGTAAGCAACTGTAGAGCTTCCTATAAAGTTATCTTGTGAAGTTTTACCTACTAATAAGCATCCTGCTGTGTCATCATCATCATTTCCTATGTGCCATAAAATAAATTTAAAGTTAGGAACATCATCTACATGAATCATTCCTTTATGAAATCCACCAAACTTAGCTGCATATCTTGTATGGAAACCACCCTCTTTTCTAAGTGAAAGATTATAAGTACCTGCAGGGATTCTTGTTTCTCCCCATACTTTTTGTGTTTGTGCTTGATCCTCTAAGGTGTAGCATAGAAATTTTCTTTTATTGTTGCTCACATCAAATAGGATTCCAGAAGTGAAATCATCTGAGCTGTTGAATCTTAATATTTCAAGTTTCATATTTACCTTATAACCTTAATATAATCCCATTTTTCCATTCCTCCAATTACTAGAGTTAACATTCCTGCCCTAGATTTATCCCCTTTAGTGTTTTCAAACCATTCTGAGCCTGAATCTAGTGTTGGAGCTTGTACTATAAGCCTATCTGAACTCTCATAAGCTAAGAAGTAGTGATAGTGTCCATGCAATAAAATATCTGAATCAGCAATAGAGTTTCTTGCAAAAGCTTGATCTGATAGCCATTTTCTTGATTTGGCTTGTGAATTTGCACCTGATCTCATCTGATGCCCATGTAGTATAGAAATAACAACACCTGATACATCAAAAGTTAAAGATAGTTCATTCTCTGGAATAATAAAGTCTAATATATCTTTATATGCAGGAGCTTCTTTAAATATTTCCTGCAGCTCCTCTGCCAACATAACATCTTTATTATCTCCAAAAGTTGTATAGGCTTTGCCATTTTGTCTTTTTTCCCCATGATTACCACCTGCAAAAGCAACCAATCCTCTTTTAAATAAAGGCATTATCTCTTTTATTAGTGTGTAAATCATTCTTCTTGCTACTTTTTGCTGTTGTCTATCATCTAACTCAGTCTGAAACTCTTGCATGGCATAATGTCCACTACATCCCTCAACTAGATCCCCAAGCCCTGCAAACAGCACCTGATCTATAGTTTCATGCTTCTGTAGCTCTTTAACCTGCTTTTTTATCTTAGGTATATAGCTCATAAATCTCTCTATAGATTCCTCTGTGCCACCTTTACCAATCTGAAAATCTGCAAGAGCAATAGTAAATGTTTTAGTGTTTTTAGTTACTTTTTGTTTAGGTAGTGGCTTTTTCTTACTAGCTAACTGTAAAAGCTTTTTAAAGTCCTCATCAGGCATATAGACTTCATTAGATACAATCTTAGCTTTAAAGTAATACAGTCTTTCTATCTGCCCCATTCCTGCATTGACATCCCAAAACCTTATCTCTGCTGTATTCTCTACAACTCTATAATTACCTGCATCTACACCAAAATAAGATTCTAACTGCTCCTGCCAATCAACATTGTTAGTTGGTTGTGGTTTAGATACTATCTCTCCTGATTTAGTCTTTTCTGAGTAATAGACACTAGGCTCAAAGCCTTTAGGATGATTAACCTTAGTTTTATTATGTGTAGGCTTTGTGGATCTTGTTTGAGCAAACTTATCTAAAGAGTCCATACCTATAATCCTTAAAATATCTTCTTACTGTATTGTAACTAAGATGTTCAAACTCTTTGTGATTAAATACTAAATATTGAGCTGCAACAGTATCAGATATGTGTTTCTCTTCTGCTTCTTTAGCTATTTTAAGGAATATCTTTTTGGCTTTCTCATCTTTAAGAATAAAATTCCTATGTGAAAACTGCCCTGTGTGTTTATATCCCTGTTGTTGTGAAAATTGCTCTAAATCCATAGCCAACCTCCTATAAGTATAGATTAGCTGTAATCTATGACAATTTATTCAGGTTTTGGATTATCTGCTTTAACTTGTGCTATATGATCTGCCCAAAGAGTAGTGCCATTAACACTATCCCAATATTGCATATCTAGTTGGTCTTGTACAGATCCATAAGCTTCTTGCCTAGCTTCTATATAACCAAATTGTTGTTCATTAAATTTTGAATTAGCACAATCAATAACCATCTGCTCAAAATCATCATCTGATATTGGCAATCTTTCATTATTAACCTGCTTGTAAATACCATCTCCATCTCTAATAGCTTGAAGTTCTGATCTACATTCTGTTTTAAATTCTTCTAATGTCATATCTCTCCTATCTTATCATACTTTATTTAATTATTTCTTTAAACCATATAATGTAAATGTGCCTGTTTCAATAGTGCTTCCACTTGCAAAATTATCAAATGAAATAAATACACCATCACTTGCACTTGCAACTGTATGAACAAATCCACCTGCAAATCCTCTTACTGAATGAACAGTAGATTGAAAATGACTGCTTTCTATTGTTACAAAACTATATTCTGAATTTGCAAAGTTAAACAAATAATAAACACCATTACTACCTGCAGAAGAAGCATTGTCTAAAGTAGCCATAATATCTACTTTAGTTGCATTAGTTCCTGAAAGATTTGCAAAACTATCATCAGCTTTTAAATATTTTTTAGCATCATCATAATTTGCATCAGATTGTGCAGTACCACTTTTAGTAACTCTCATAAAAGGAGCATCATCTGCAGATGGCTTTAAATTATTTATAACTAATTTATACACATCAAAAGTACTGTCAATACCTGTTAATGTAACATTTGCAGTTGAACTGCTAATTGTTGTTTCTTGAATTTTTATTAAGCTACCTGCCATTATTTAACTCCATATACTGATATTGCAAAATCATCTATATTACTTCCTACACCATCCCACTGCATACCTGTTATAGTTTCTGCAACTTTATGCACTCCAATATATTTATAGCCAATTAAACCACCAGAGCCACCTGTTACTAAACCACTTGATTGATTTAATAAAAATGTGTAGCTAGAACTCTCATAAGGATTGAAAATTACTATTTTATTTCCAAGTGATTGTGTTGCAGAAGGAATACCCATAACATTAAAAGCAGTTTGTGCAGTAGCTCTACCCTCATTAAAAGTGTTATATGCCCTCATTTGCAAGTAAGCATAATCATATTCACTTGCAGATATTACTGTTCCACCACTATCTAAAAATCTCATATATATTGGCTCATTAGGTTGTGTTATGTCAAACCCTGTTAAATATATTTCATAAACATCATAATCATTACTAAAACAATCTGTAACATCAACTAAACCTACACCACCTGTTGCAGTTACAGATTTTATAAATTCTAAACTTCCTGCCATAATCTAACTTTCTGCAATTCCATATAGGGATATGCTTCCTGTTATTTGGTTACCTGTAATTCCAAAAGCCCTTATACCATCAACTTCAGTAGCTCTAGTCATAACACAACTTCCAAATCTCATTTCAAAAACACCTGAGTGGTCAACAACAGAATGCATAGTTTGAAAACTGTATTTTGTGCTATCCCCTAAATTATAAAAATATTGATATGATGTCAATGGATCACCACTATCAGCAAATCTAGTTCCAATAACTCTAGTTCCAGTAGTAGATTTACTTTCACTAAATGTTCCATCTGCACCACCATTTTGTAAAGCCCATTGATAATGAGTTCCAGATTGTACAACACCACCTTCTAAAAACCTCATTGAAATATTTTCATTATCATCATTTTGACTTGCAGTAATAGTCATAAAATGCACATTGTATATATTTTGTTTTATATCAGTAAAGTCAATATTTGTAACTGATGTAACAGTTTGAGTTTCAATTAATTCTAATTTACCTAAATCTGCAACTCCTCCAAGAAGTCCAAATCTTGCTGCACCTAAAGGCATAAGCTAACTCCTAACTAAAATTTTGTAGTGCATTAAGTAATGGTGTTCCACCATCTAAAAATAAAAATGTTACTAAGTCTATTGCACCTGATCCTGTTGACATTGTGTACCCTGCACCACCTGCTGTTTTTGCAGTTACATTACCACCACCATTAACAGTTACTGCATTAATTGCAACTGTTCTATCTGTGCTATCTTGTGTAATTTGTAAAGTAAATGTAGAAACACCATTAGCTGGAACATTAGTAAAGTCTATGTCTGTAATGTTCTCTGTAAGAGTTATAGATCCTGTGTTTCCATTGTTCATGTTTATAGCTACAACTCCTGATGAGCTTGTTACTGCAACATCAACCTCAGAATAGTCTTGTAAAGCTACTGAGGTTACTGTTGAATCAAGATTAACTGTTACATCTCCTGTAGCTCCACCTCCATTAAGGTTAGTTCCTGCTGTAACTGCTGTTATATCTCCTGCTTCTGCTGATACCCAAGCTGATCCATTCCATGCTTTTAAAACATTGGCTGTAGTATCATAAAAAACTGTTCCCTCTACCTTATTTGTCAAAGCTGAATTAGCTGCTGACTCTGAGGCATAAATAAAAACTATTGAATCCTGAATGTCTTGAAACCTAGCCTCTGTTACTAGATCTCCTGTTGTCCAATCAAACCATGCACCTGCTGCCATGTATTATCTCCTTAATTCTTTCTAAGTATAACTTATGTTAGTATCTATTCCTAGTTTTGATACTCCTAGAATCCAAGCTCCTGTTTCAGCAGGACTTAACCCAATCTGCCAATTCCAAGTTTTGTTTCTAGCATCTACTGTGTGTTTAATTCTTTCAATAAACAGTTCATAAGTTTCTGTTGTAGATGCTGTAGTAGTAACACTTGCCTCAACAAAGCTTCCTAAATCTAATCCTAGTGCCTTAGCCCATAAATTAACATTTTCTCTAGGAGCAAAAGATAATGATTCAATCTGTGTCTGTGGTATGTCATTAGCTACAGTTATCTGCTCTGCAATAGATAAAACATCTGAATCCTGTGTATTTAAAGTGCCTGACTGTACTAAAACATTAGATCCAAATCTATCTACTGAATCAGAACTTACTGCAATCTGTGTTGTTCCACCTGTTCTAGTCCTCTGAACTGTATTTACAATTTTTTCATCATCATAAGAGCTTTTTATGTCAACATAGTTAAGCTCTCCTACACCCTGCCCAAAATTTGCCTTCTGGTGTAGTTGTGTTAGCCAATCTATAGTTTCTATCTCTAAAAGTTGCATCTCCATTAGCAGCAATAAAGAATGTGCCATTCTCTGCTAGTTCTACAGCTCTAAGTGCAGCTAATACAGTATCTGTTTCTGGTTGTACCTGAACTTCTAGTTGTCCTGTAGATATTGCCTGATTTGTATAACCAAAGCTATCAAGTATGTTTTTAGCCCTTACAGAGGCTTAATTCTTGTGCTTGTGTAAGTGTAAGCCTAGTTGTTGTACCTAGCTTAGAAATACCTAACTGCCACCCAAAACCATTTAAAGTAGCATTATTAAACAGTTTAAAGGCATCTACACATTGTAATTTAGTTTCTGAATCAGATCCCTGAGCAGGATAATTAACAGGAAAGCTCTCAACAAAACCATGAAAAAGAGTATATGTAGAGCCACCATAATCAGCTTTTATTCTTATTCTTTTTAATGGTTGCACCTTAGTTCTGTTATTTACTGCATCATAATAATGTGTTGTTTGATTAGGAGAAAACCTGTTATCTGTATTAGTAAGCACAACTGTAACTGCAGCAGGATTAAAATCAGATAAGTTTGTTGCTCTACCTCTGTTTATACTAAATCTCCTAAGATAAGGAGAAACATCAGTAAAAGTTTGTGTGCTATCTAGTGGATTAGAGTCAAAAGCAATCTCTACTGTTAAATCAACATTAGAATCAAAAGGAACACTCATTATCTAATAGCATAACCTTTTTTGGCTAATCTCTCTTGTGTTACTTGTAAAAAATCCTCTGCATTGTCTGAAAGCTCAACTTTTACACTTACTTCTTGTTGTGCTTGTCCACTAATAGGAGCTGAAACAGTTGCTTGATCACTTACAACAGGAGCTGCTATTGGAGCTGCACCAACTAAAGGAGATGGTGTAAATCCCATTGGCAAATCTAGTTGTGCTAATTGTTCATCTACAATAGCAACTAAACTTTTTCCCTGAACTTGTTCTAAAAATTCTCTGTATTTATTTAAAGCACCATTGATAGCCTCTGCCCAACTAATATTAAGAACATCAGCTGCCTCTAGTATTTGTGCTTGAAAGTCATCTGTTGAAAATAAATCTAATACCTCTTGTAGGTTTTGTGCAGCTTCAAGCTGTATATCCATAGAACTTGTGCCTTTATCAGTTGCCTCATCTAATTCTTTTTGTGCATCTATAGCTCTTTTTCTAGCTTCTACCAATTGATCAGACTCTCTACCTAAAGCAAGTTCAACTAATCTTAATTCCTCTTGTGCTACAGCTAATTCCTCAGTAACATTTTTCCCCTGATTTTGAAAGAATGTTAATTCTGCTATTTGTTGTTGTAATTCCTTTTTTCTTAGTGCTTCTTGTGCAGTAAGTAATCCCTCTTCTTCTAAAGCTCTGTTAAGATCTGTTTGTGCATCATCTCTATCCTCTTGTAAATCAGTTAAATCTGCTATTTGTGTATTAGTTAAACCTAAAACTTTAGCTAGTTTTTCTGCTACAGGTAAAATATCTTTACTTATTGATTTAGCAAATTTTTTGTTTTGTGGAATTAATATGCCTGTTACTTGTCTGTAACCTTTTAATTGTTTGTTTATTATTTCTGTGTTATTTGCATAGTTTTCAAACTGTTTAACAAGATCCTGTGTTGCAACTTTTTCTGCTTTAGAAATTTCAATATTTGCTTTTCTTACAATACCAAAACCTTTTAAAATAGAACTTATTGCTTCAAACCTAGACAAAGTTTTTTCATCTAAGTCAAATAAATTAGCATCTCCATCTCCAAAATCTCTAAATTGTTCAAATAGTTCTACTGTACCTAATAAGACTAAATTTAGATCAGAAAACTTATCTATTAACTCTGGTGTTGATTCTTCCCTTAATTCATTAAAAACTCTAAGAACTTCTCCTGCAGCAGGTAATAATTCCTCTCCAAGCTCTTCTGATAATTCTTGTGTAGCTGATCTTGCTATTAAAGTTTGTGCTGCAAATCCTGCTGCTTCTCTAGCTGCATTACCCTGCTGAACAGAAGATCTTTCAAATATTAATGCAGTTGTTGCTAATGCTTTTTCTTGTCTAGTAAGAGCATCAGCACTATCTTTTCCTGTTTGTTCAAAAGCTTTAGTTTGTACCTCAGCTTCTGTTATAGCTATACCATAAGTTTTAAGAGCTTCTCTTTCCCCTACTAAAGCAGATCTAAAAGCTTGTAATACAGGTGCTGCACCTGCTGTAATATTGTTAAATGATGCAATATCTCCTGCTAAATCAAATAATTCTGATGATAAGTCTGCTGATTCAGATTGTGTAAAACCTATACCCTGTGCAACTGAGCCAAAGACTGATATAAGTTGTTGTGCCTCTGCTGCTGTTAAACCAAATAGATTAGCATTTTGTTTTAATTGACTATTTAACTTTTCTGCAGCTCCACCAAAAGTTGTACTAAATGCTCCTGCTGCTTCTTGTGCTGCTGATGCAGCTTGTATTGCTGCAAAAGAAAAATCTAAAAGAGATTTACCTGCTATTGTTGCTGCACCTGCAATAGCAAATTTACTAGCACCAGACATACCTGCAGCAAATTGTGCATTAGCTTTAGCAGATTTATCTACAGAATTATCAACACCTTTAATATCTTTTTCAAATTTATTAAGTTGTCTACCTGCTTTATCAACTCCAATGAGTTTTAAAAACATTTCTAAAGTGGCTCTAGCCATTTTATCTCCTCAATTTAGATTGAGCTTTAGCCTCTGTGATAGCTTTTTGCTCTTTCTTGTTCTTATCTATGTAGTATAACTTCCAAGACTCAAATTCTTGCACACTCAATGATTTTCTAAGAGTATCAACAGTCATTCCTAAATCCATAGCTAATCTAAATTCAAAAGCTAGTTCTGTATTATTCTGGAAACTGATCAGCTATATTAGCCTGATCCTCCTTAGTCCAAGCCATGCACCTGTATATCCCTATAAGGACTTTATCAACTATTGTTGGTGTTGCTTTAGAATAAAACTCTTCTACTTGATCTAATGTTTCAAACTCAGGATCTTTTAACCCTTTAAGCAATAGATATTTTTCAAAGAGAATCTCATCTCTAGCTCCATCAACTTCTGATAATTTATTTATCTCAACTGCATCTGCTTTAGTTAAGCCTGTAACAATAACTGTTGCATCCCATTCAGAAATCTCTATTTCTTTGGTAGGAAGTGCAGGAGCATTAGATATATCATCTAGTTTAAGCCTCTTCATGATAACCTCTTTTCTGTTGTGAATTACTTAATTATATTTTAAGCAGTTCCCTCAGTTACATTTCCAGAAACTTGAAAAGCAGCTGTAAAAGTAACAGCTCCACCAATATCAGGTGTTCTATCATAAGAAGTCATTATTGCTTCTCCTGATGCTTTAGGATTTCCTCCTGTAGTTCCAATTGGATAGAACTCAAAAGATCCCTCTGCTCCAAGTATTCCAGATAAGTAACCATCAACAGTTGCATCAAAAGAGCCTGAAATAGTTAAAGTTGCATCTTTCAATCCACTAACAAAAGCTTTGCTAGAATTTGAAAATGCTGAAACCTCAGCTACATCAGCAGTTCTTGAAATAGAAACATCAGTAAGAACATTAGAGATATCTCTTAAAGTTCCACCAGAATCATCTATTTTAAAAGCTGCATTCTTTCCATGTGTAAATGTTGGCATTTATCTTTCTCCTCTATATTTATTTCTGTGCAAAGCTAACTGCTGCTGTTATGCTACCTGATCCACCAAAAGTTAGAACAGCTCTTGCATATCTTGCAGGATTACTTGCACTTGTTTTAAGTTCTGATGTTGTACCTGTTGCCTGAGTAAAAGTTATATAGTCAGAGTAGGATACATTATCAGCACTTGTTTGTATTTTAACATCTAATGTTGGAGATCCACTACTTACAGTACAATGAAGCACACCTGCACCACCATTAGTACCTGCTGCTCCATAATCTACTCCTGTTTGATTAGATGAACTTGTTATAGCTGTTGGAGCTAATAAGCTTTTTCCATTATAAGCATCCCCATCAAATTGAAATGCTACAGCTACTGCAACAACTGAGCCAATGTCTGCTGATCTATCATAAGAAGTTTCAATGACATTACCAAACTCTGTAGGATTGCCTCTTGTATGTCCAATAGGAGCAATAGTAAAAGCACTACCTGAGCTTCCTAGTTGAGCTAAAAACTCTGCATCAGCATCTGGACTTGTACTCTCAAAATAACCTGAAAGAGTTACTGTTCCATCTTTTAAACCTGAAACATAAGTTTTGCTACTTGCTGTAAATGTTGAAGTTTCAGCTACATCTGCTGTTAAAGATACACTTGCATCAGTTAAAGTTGTAGATAGATTTGTATTATCTAATAGTACAACAGCATTTTTACCATGATTAAATGTTGGCATTTATTCCTCTTCCTCTTTAGCCATTTTACTATCAAATTTTACTGCAGCTTTATTCTTTATCAAACTTTTAGCAATTTTGTCTGGTACTTCACAGATCTCTCCTGCTTCAACCCTGATTTCTTTACCACCCTTATCTGGATAGTTACTTCCAATTAATATTTTTATTTTCATTATGCTATTACCTCTATATTGAATGTTACACCAAGAAAGCTAGTTCCCTGTGTTACTTCATACTCTCCATAATCTGTTGCACTTATAACTCTAACAGACATAGCAGCACCTCCCAAAGTTGGATCACTCTCTATAGCTGCTTTAACTGAGGTTGCCCCAGAAGAGGCTAAGTAAGCATCTACACCATCTTGTGCAGTCTGTGCATCTACTCTTGATATATACACCACTATAGGTATCTCATAGGTATCTGAGCCTCTAGCCATTGTTGAATCATAGTTTAAACTATTCAATGGAGCTACTAATGCTATAGGTGGCTCAATCCAGTCTGGAACATACTCATAAGCAGTTAATCCAGATATTGTTTCTAAATTTGTTTTTAAACCATCTCTTATTGCTGTTAAAGCAGCCATTACTTAACACTCCTAGCTATATCTCTTGCTATAGATTCTAACATATTCTCTGCTCCTGCTTTTATTTCTTTTTGCTTTTCATACACAACACCACCAATAAAAGGCTTCATCTTTAAACCTCTTTTAGATATTGCTCTAGCAACTAAGAATGGATTTAATTTAGGTGTTCCTCTCTTTGCCCACTTAGCAAGACTAGATCCCTCTTTATAAGGTGGAAAGAATGGCTTTGTTCTCTTTACAGGACTAAACCCTCTAAAGATTGGCTTACCATGTATAAATGGAGATGTAGGACTACTAGAAGCTAATTTAAAGCCCTCTGACATCCTTAGCCTGTTAGTGTTACCTAATTTAGCAGTAAACACACTTCTCCTAGTATTACCTGTGTTTTTATTGCCTCTACCTGCTTGTGATCTAGGAGATGGCTGATTGTTTAAAGCATCAAGAGAATCATCTTTTAGTTCTAAAGCAAGTTTGTTAAAGAAATCATTACTTCTTTTATTCCAGATAGTCTGTGAATTGATTGCTTTAGATAAGTCTAAAGCTCCATTTAGAGTTAGTTTCATACACCATAGAGCCTATTGTTGTTAATAGCTGTTAAGCCAACATAAGGCCTACCTGATGCAAGAGTTACTGTAGTTTTTTTAAATCCTTTAATTAAGTTTTTTACATCTGGATCAAGCTCTGAAAGAAATATAATTGGAGCTTGTCCTGTTTCTGGATTACCACTAAAGCCCATAGGACTGTTTTTTCTTTGCCAATATCTTGCACCCTGTATAAGTGATGCCTGTGCAATAGCTGCAGGAACAGGATTACTTCCCTCTTGTATTGGACTTCCATACTTAGCTGTTACTGATAATCCTTGTCTGTGTGATGTAGGTAATACTTTACCTGATTTCTCCATAGCCATTACTATTTTTGTGAATGGTAACTTTGGATCTAGTTTGTCATTGTTATAAGGAGCTACATAAAAATCTGTGTTTATAGTTAATGTTTCATTAACTGTTCCATCAGCATTTAGAGTTTTAACTACTAAACCTGTTGTGGTAGCAATATCATCAACTTCTGCATAATCCATAAACTCACAGTCAAACAATCTTGTTTCAACTGTTGCTGAGATATTAAACTGCCTACCACAATAATTATCTATTGCAGCTGCAGCAGCATCTAGTGCAAAATCTAAGTTTGTATCTTGTCCACTACCTGTGATACCTAACCAAGTTTTTAATTCACTCTTATCTGTATATTGATGACTCAATATCTAACTCCTTATTAGTTACTTATCTTCTTGTGGTTTAACAGCTTTATTTTCTACTTTTTTAGCTGCTTTTTTCTTAGGTGTTTCTAATTTAACATCAGGCATAGGATCTCCCATACTTGCAACAAGAACACCACTTAGGAAAGGACAATCCTTACCTTTAGCAAATTTACCTGTTTCATTATCTTTCCAAACAAAATCTGCTTCTTTTTCTATAAATTTCATATTTTTGTTCTCCTCATGGAACACAGAGCCAATAATCTCATTCTTTAGAACAAAACTATGGCTCTGTATTTTTTCCATATTAATTAACTATTATTCAATATCATTAATTCTTGTGAATGCTTGTGGTTTATACACAGCAAGAGCATACCTTAAGGAAGCTTTGACTGTAAGTATATCTTTACCAAAATCTCCATCTTTAGCTGAGTCTGAAATCTGTAATTCCATTCCTCTTCTAAATACATGGTTAACTGCTAAAGAGCCACCAAATTTTCCAACAACTGCATCAATAGTTGTTGAAACAGCACCACCAATTTGTGATGATTTAACAACAGGTAAACCCCAAATAGTTGGAGATCCTGCCAAAGCAGAAGCACCTAACATGAAGTTATTGTTTCCATCAACCTGACTTACTAAAGCATTGTAAGCAGCAGGACTCATCAAAACAGCATCTGGAGCTAATTCTCCATTAATTTCTACATCTTTGATACCATCAAGAATTGTTCTTAACTTACCACCTGCAGTTGCAGGAAAAGCTCCTGCTGTGTAAGTGATTGTGTTGATTCCTGTTTGTTGAGTAAGTCCTTTTACATCTGGAGCTACTCCACCACCTATTAGGAATTGTTTTTCTAATCTTTGCATTACATGGTTTGCAAGCCTGCCATCAAAATATGCTCTTGCACCTGCTTGATCTTCAAGCAACTCTGCTGTTATAGGCAAAGTTGTGATGAATTTTCTTACAGGAGCTGTAACAGCTGTGTAGCTGAAAGCATCTTCTGGAGCAGCACCAGCCTCTGCAGTTTCTGCTGCATTGTTGGTTGCTGATTCTTGCAAGAAGTAATATGTTGTTTGATCTGTATTGATAGAATCTACCAAGTCCAAAGCAGGATTAGGATTAGGCTCTATAGCAGGAATTACTTGCTGATAGACTGTATCTCTAGTCCAGACTGAAGTTGTTACATCAGTTTTTGCTTCAAAAGGAACATTCTTAATACCATGATCAACAAAAGATTTATAAGCATCTGAATCTATAAATTGTGCCCCAAGAGATTTTGCTTCCTCTACTTCTGGCTCTCCATAAACAGGCATTCCAGAAACTTTTTTAGAAGCTTCCATCATATCAGAGTTTTGGGATTTCATTCCCTCTAGATCTTGTAATTCAGTAATTGAATCTCCAAGTTCTGCTAACTCTTGATTTCTTCTCTTGATTTCCTCTTTTTGATCTGAGGAAAGTTCAGACATATCTTTTACAGAGTCAAATATCTTAGCTAAATCTTCTGACTTCTGAGCTTTTTCAACTCTAAGTTCTTTTAATGTTGCCATTATATCTTTCTCCTTATTAATTATTTTCCATTAAGTTCTGTTGAACTTCTAGAAATAACTCATTATCTTTAACAGGATCATAACCATAATCAGCAAGAGCATCATCCAACCTGTTATAGATTGAACTAACACCCTGTAGATATTTAGCTATAAGCTCTGTAGATTTTGAGCTAAGTGTCTTTTTTTCAGAGTTTCTTAGAGAAGCTAGATCCTCTATTCTCTCTGTGAATGCCTTTAACTCCTCAAGAGAAGCTACAGCATGTTCTCCAAGCCTCATACCCTGTTGGGATGATTTACTGCCACTTGCAGCAGTTTCACTTGAAATCTTTAAATCTTTTTCTTTGGCACACTTGCCATCTTTTTCATAAGTACATTTGCCATACTTAGATTCTTCCTCTTTGACTTCCTCAAACTCAGTATCTACATCATCATAAGTTTGTAAACCTGATTTAAGAGCTTGTACAAAACTGTTCTGTTGTGCTCCTACAAGTACAGGAGAAACTTCCCATACTTTAACATCTTCTAGCATTCTTACAGGAACTTCCTCTCCTTTAGAATCAATGTGTGTTCCCTTAGATGATTTAAGCACTTGAAAGCCATAACTGAATTGCTGCATATCTTGCATAGCCTTTACAGTTTCATAAGCTTCTTTTCCTGCTTCTGTGTTTAGGAAATAACCTTTAAACACAGCTTTTTGATTATCTGTTTCTATGATGCCTCTACCAATTACCTTACTCCAATCATGATTCCACACTAAAGGAACTTTGTTCCCTGTGTAGCCTGATCTTAATGAGTTAGCTTTGGTTACATCATTATCACTATCTATAGTGTCAAATAATGAAAAAACTGCCTCTATGTATCTTGTATCTCCATCTTCTTTTAGCTCAATAGGAGCATTCTTAAAAGAAAGGTCATCTGGTCTTTTTAACTCTTCACTCATCAATTACCTCAATATATGCTTCTGTACACCTGCAATTCACAGTTAAAGCTGCAGGAGCTTTAGGATCTGCAGGAAAATCTAACTTGATTCCATTATACAGATAAAAGCTATCAGCAGGAACTCTTTGATTGTCTAATATAAAATGAGCCTCTCTAACAACACCATCTCTTTGTGATACCCACTCTTTTTCTAACCTTTTCCCTGTAGACTTAGCAGCTCTTTGCTGACTCCAAGAACTAGCCTTAACAACCTCTGTTCTTGCAATAGTCTTAGCTCTGTTAAGTGATTGCCCACCTAGAACTGTGTTTATGTTCTTAGCTAATTGATTAAAGAATTTATCTCCCTCTGGTGTACCTGCAACAGGATTAACTATTCCTAAATCCTCAAATTCTTTAAGTGCTTTAGCAACTATGGTAGATACTCTTTTCTTTGTAGTTTCATTTAAGTCTTTCATTACAGACTTTGCATTCTCTTGTAAGAAACTAGCTGATTGCCCATCTTGAAATACTGAGCCAACAGCAGGTGGAACTTCTCTTTGTCCTCTATAGAAACCATCATTAACAATCTTTTTAAGTGTTCTACCTGCAGGAAGTAACTCAGCTAATGTATCAAATACTGTTCTTATAGCTTGTTCCTCTGTAACAGTTACACCTAAATCAACAGGATCTGCTGCTTTAAAAGCATCATTCTTAGGAAAGAGATTATCATAAGTTCTAACTGAGAAATCATCTGTTAGTGAATAAAACAATGGTAATAACTCTTTATCAAACTTAGTATCTTCAATAACAATATCTATATTTGTTTGCATAGCATCTAATGTTGAACTACCTGCAATAGCTTTAGAGATTGCTCTTCTTTGTCTGTTTAATTCTTTAGCATATACAGTCTGAAAAGTATCTTCCCATTTTTGTCTTAGGCTATCTATAGACTTCCAATATGCAGCTTTCTCTTCATCTGTTTGCATAGCTTTTACAGTAGGTAAACCAATAAACTTAGTTGTTGGCTCTTCCCAACCATATAGATCAAACTTCTCTGATTTCTCTTCTTTAACTTTTTCAGCTTCTTTAGTTGCCCAATTATAAGCCCTCATCTTGTTGCTCTTAGAGATATCTCCACCCCATAACAACCAAGCTACTTGCCCTTTAGTTGGATTCTCTTTATCTCCTGAAAGATAAGCATTGGCATCATCTGAGTCTAAGTCCTGAGAATGCCTAGCAAACCATGCAGCCATTCTGACTACTTTACTATCTGAAATAGTGCCATTAGCCATAGCCCTAGCCTCTCTCTTTGTTTTGTCTGTTAGTCCATCTCCTGCAAATTCAAGTAGATCTAAACCTCTTTGAGCATTTTTCTGTATGTAAGTTGGAACATTATCCACCTTAGTTTCTAAAGCCTTTTCCTCATTCTCTTCATCTTTTTCTAGCCAAGAGGTATGAACTCTCTCTCCATCTGAGGTTATAACATGAGCATCCTTACCTTTTTCCTCAACAGTTTCATCTGCTGCAAACTCTGTGCCATGATACATTGTTACTTCTGATCCATCTACAGGTACTTCTGCAACAGTCATATTTCTCACAAAATAATCTCCATCATCCAAAGCAGGTAGCTGATTAGCTTGCCTTGCTTCATTAACAGTTATAAACCCTGCATTGTAACCCTGCACTATTCTTGCCATTGTTGCATCCTCATCTTGACTTAAAGCCCTGACATTAGATAAATCATACTTAAAGCAGTAAGCAGGATTACTTTCAAAATCTTCTAATAAAAGTTGTTTAGTGAACTCATTAGCAAAGTGATTCCACATAGGGATTAACTTCTGCTCAGTAAAAAACTCTCTTAATTCTTTAGCATTAGAGTATGTTGCTCTCTCTAGTCCTGCTCCTAGTCCTGCTAAGATTGCAGGGACACCTAAAACAGCAGATATTCTCTCTTCATTAATATATCTAAGTTTCCCAATCTCTAAATCTTTAGGACTAAAAGATAGTGTTTGTATATCAACCTCTCCACCAGATATGACTAATGGTCTACCTCTGTTCTCTCCACCAAATCTTCTACCAAATACCTCAGCTATATTCTCTGCCTCATCACTTGTCATTGATAAATCATTTTTAGGACTAATGACAACACTAGGAACACCTGTATTCTTAACTAATGCAGCTCCCATCTGTGAAGCAGCAGCATCTCCTAAAATCTCAACCATAACTGCTCTAAGTGGAGCTAATCCTCTTCTGTGGTTTCTAGGATCTATTCTCTCTCTAAGATGTATCATATCCTCTGGCATTATCTCTAAGGTGTTGCCTTTTTGTTTGTATTGATACTTAGTAATTAACTTCTCATCATTACCCTTAACCTCAACCATCTCTGGTAATAAAGGAATAAGCTGCACAACTGCACCTGCATCATTCCTAAGTTTTAAAATAAAAGCATCTCCATAAACTGCAACAGAAGTAACAATATAGTTATTCATTAAGTTAGCAGTCATATTTGGATTAGGATTGTCTAACAAGATTTGAGCAGGATGATTTTCTACATACTCTTCTCTCTCTTGTGTCTTTAAATAAACTTTAAGTGGTGGCTCACTAAATGCAGTACCAAGAACATTTAAACAGGCTAATGCTGCTGAGTTGCCCTCTGGACTCATTTGATTAGTGCCACTAAAGAATCCTGCATCAGTATTAAAAGGAAATACTACTTGTGATGTTGGAAAGTTGTTATAAGTCTTTTTTTCTGAATTGACTTCTTGACTATTAAAAAAGCCTCTAATGTTATCTGCTATTCCCAATTAGGTTACACTCCATGTTGTTTTTCTAACTATACCAAATCTAGCTGCATAAGCTAGAGCATCTACTTGATCATCATGTGATCCAGAAGATGGAAAGCTAGTTAATTCTCTTTCAAATTCTACTAACCATTTAGCATTTTTCAAAAAGTAGATAGTGCCATTTTCACAACCTGCTGCTGCAGGAACTGCTCTTGCAGTCTTAGACTTATCTGCTTTTAGGTTTCTAATAGGTAAACCCTGCCTCCTAGCCATCTGAATAATACCCAAACCAAAACTAGAATCCTCTACACCTAGCCAAGCCATGTTCCATTTACTAATCATTGATTCTATTTTAGGTAGTAGCTCTGGAGCTTCTAGTCTATCTCTGAATATATCCAATACTAAAAGCTTACCACTAGGAGTTGATCCTACTGCCATTATTACTGAGTAATCTGCTGTTTCCTTAATACTAAGAGCTGTATCCATTGTGCCAAAGATACTTAGCTCACTATGTTTAACTACTTCATCTTCAAGTACATACTCTGGATCTTCTCCATCTAAAACATCATAATAAGCAAACCACTCTCTCTTAAACATGTGTCCAACCTCTGTAAACTCTGCTAGAAACTCTTGTGCATAAACTAAAGAGCCTAACTCTTCTTTGGCTTGTGCTAACTCATCTTTATTAATTCTAGGACTGTTCTCAGTAGGATAATGAAATACTGCCCAATCTTTTCTCCTCTTAGCATTATCAAACAGCTCATAAAACCAGTTCATACCATTAGGAGTAGATATAAATAAAGCCTTACCTAAGCTATCAGATAATATTGGTCTAACTGTTTCCCAAGTTTCTTTGTCCTGATAAGCAACCTCATCAAAGATTATTAAGCTAATACCACCTGCACCTCTAAGAGTTTCTGGCTTGTTAGCTGATTTAATCTGTATAGATCCACCATTCTTTAAAACTATTCTTTTCTCTACTTCTCTTATCTCTGCATATTGCTCTGGTAGTTGTCTAACTAAACTTTTTAAATTTAACCAACTTTCTAATGCTTGTGGATATACAGGAAAGATAACCCATACTTTAAGTCCTTTAAGAGCTTGATCTACAGCAGCAACTAAGGAAAGAGTAGTTTTACCCCACCTCCTGCCACAAACAGCAATAATAAACCTTTTCTCTTCTAGTGCCTGTATTACTTCTATTTGCCCAGAATGTAGATCTGGTGGAGTTGCCTCAATAGTCTGGCTCATCATCCTGCTCCCAATCCCACTTAAACTTAATCTGTGGATATTCAACCTGTGTTACTTGTACTTGTGGACTTCCTAAGCCATAAATCTGACTAACCATCTTATAGCAAACATCTAGTATTCCTTTAAGTTCTGTAGGATTCATAGAAGCTAAATCTCTTTCATTTATTTCATTAATAATCTTAAATACAAGTGGTTTAAGTTCATCAGCTAAATCTCTTGCAGTTTCTCCAACCTGAGCTAAAACTTCATTAATTATCTGCTCATTTAGCATTCTATTGATAGCTTTTATTCTATCTTGCCATTGATGTTTAACAGCTATTTGCTTAACTCTTCTATCTGTAATAGTGAAGTTATTGGAAACTTTTTTATAGGATCTAGATGCACCTAAACCCAAATAATACTGAAATCTCTTAAAATCTATATTAGATTCCCCTACCTGTTGTTGATTAGGTAGAGCCAAAGACATATCATCTATATAATCCATAAAAGCAGTATAACTTAAATATTATTTATTTTTACAATGCAAAGAACAACCACAGCAAAGAATTGTGCATTTACACATTTTTTTTATTTTTTTTAAGACTTAACCAGAGTACAACTAAGAACTCTATCATTAGCCACCAATTTTCCAGATAATCTCTGTAATCTCTGAATCAATGCCCTGAATTATGTTAAGTACATCAGCAAGTTTACTGTTTGAATTAATTACTTCTACTTGTAGAGCTGTTACTTCTTGTTGTAAATCATTAACTGTTTTAAATAACCAACCAACCAAAGCAGCTAAACCACCCTGTAAAACTTGACTTAAATTAATTGTTGCTTTCATTACATCATTAAAGAGCCAATAACTAATATAAAAGTAGCTACTATCCCTAACACCTTATAAAACTCTGATTTGTCCAATTTGTTTTCTAGTTTATCTTCTAGGTCATCTAATTTATTTAGCACTAATTGGAGCATCTCTTTCTGTGTGAAACCATTGTCTGCCATAGTTCTAATTTACAGGAAAAATCAAATATTTTGAAATTTTTACTTTCTTTTTATTTTCTTCTATATAGTAGGAAATAGCACCATGCTCAGACTTAACTTGAAATAAAATCTTACCATATCTCCATAGAATTTCTTGTGTTGGAGGATCAATAAAATCTGTTGCAGCTTCTACAAATTTAACTTCCTGATGCTTCTTTAATTCTGGTAGTTGCTGTTTCATAATATTCCCTGTCTAACTCTATTCCAATAAAATCTCTGCTTGTATTTACACAAGCTACTCCTGTACTACCACTACCCATAGTAAAATCTAAAACTGTTTCATTTTCTAATGTATATGTTTTAATTAAGTATTCAAGTAATTCTGCTGGTTTTTGAGTTGGATGTATTGCATTTGCAACTGAATTAAATTCTAAAAAATTTATTGGATAGTTTGTAAATTCTTGTATGTTTTCTGTATTAGCTTTGCCATAATGATTACCAACTTTACCTCTTTTAGTAATTTTATTATATTTAATTAGATTTTGTGGATAGTATTTATACCTTTTATAAAATATGTGGATATTTTCAACAACTCTCAAGGGCATTTTTTTTGCATTTAGATAATTAGTTTTTAATGTTTTTTTCCAAACCCAATCATACTTATATTCATTTATATTTGATAATCTTAAATAAGAACTAAATGGCTCAGTTCCAAACAATGCTATTACAGTATTGTCTTTTCTTATTCTTTTAATTTCTGCCCACATTGGCTCATAAGGAATAATATTATCCCATTTACATTGTGTAGTTCCATAAGGTGGATCAGCTAAAATAAAATCAATAGAGTTATCTGGTAACTCTTTCATTATTTCCAAGCAATCTCCATTAAATAATTGCATTAGAATGGGGGATCTTCATTGTAGAACATCTTTTTTGCAACTTTTCTATAAGTGTGTGGATTTAAAGCCCTGTTAAGCAAATCATCCTCCTCTGCTTTCTTGTTTATATAAAGTATATGCAGTAGAGAAATTAAATGATCTAAATCCTCATCAATCATAGTTGTGTTGCCCTGTTCATTAACTACATAAACATCAAACCTATTTCCAAAGTTCATAACTGCTTCAAAAACTGTATAAAAACCTCTAAGAAATAAAGTAAATGTAACTCCACCTTTATTTGTACCAAAAATAGGATGTACTATAGTTCCATCTATTTCTCTTATGTTCTCTATCTTGTCAATTAAAGTATATTCTGAATTAATCTGCATAATTATGCTCATATAGCCATAATTTATATCATCAGCAGCATATCCCATTAGCCCCCCTTATGTTGTAATCTTTTTGTGCAAAAGCCATTCTGCCATCACTTCTCTTCATAATTGGTAGATGATTTTCTAAGCAATCACATAAATCTGTATCTAATACATTAACTTCATTAACATTAATGCTTCTTAAAGGTATTTCATAAAATTGTTCTCTTACTGAGTCTTTTTTCATATCCTCAGTCACTTGATCTACATGAATAGCAAAAAATCTATTAGGAACACAGTTTAAAAATACTAAACCACCATTCTTTTTTTCTCTTAGTAATTTAACTTTACTTGCTGAAATTCTTACATTAGAGATATGAGATAGGTCAAAATTATGCCAATAACCAACAACCTGTAACTCCATATAATATAATTCATTATTGATCTGGCAAACAAAGTCCTCCTTAAAATCTTCATCATCTTTAACAATATCCCATCCATTAACTGTGCATATATCCTGCCAAAATGGTCTAGCCTTTTTAACATCATATAAATTATATTCATCCTCTACAAAAAATCTTCTATTGTTTTTATTAACTTCTGGCATCTAAAATAGCCTTTCCTAGTTCTGGCTCAATAGCATTATTTAGTAAAGTTCTTTTATCTCCTTTATAGTTATAAAAATTTTCTATATAAATGCCTTTATCTTCCATTTTTTTTAATAGTGTGTAGCCTTTATCATTTCTAACTTTTTTTCTGCTATTCATTACAGGGATTTCAAAATTTGCCCAAAAATAGTGGCTACCTGATTTTTGTGGAGCTATTAAAGGATCATAATAAGATATAACATTTTCAACCACCCAGAAACCTTTAAAAAATGTTTTTAGTAATAATATCTCTTCATAAAGTTCCATATCTGGATATTTTAATTTAAAAGTTTCTTTTTGATTTAATAAAAAATTCATTCTGCTGTGTGTTGGACAAGGTGGAGAACTCCAAATAAAATCATAGTTTTTAAAATTATCTAGCAAATATTTGTGTGCATCATCAACTATTACATTATCTTTAGGATATAAATCTTTATATATTAATGCAATATTTTTATCATATTCAACAGCAGTTACTTCATGCTCATCTCCCCAAAGTTTTCTGTTTCCTCCAATACCTGCATAGAGATTAAGAATTTTCATATTTACCCCAACAATGTTTACTACTGTTCCAATGATGCCAACCATCATAGAAAGAAAGCCACCTAGCAGCTTTAATGTTGGTTTCTACATCATACATATCTAGTTCTCTATTATAGATATCTTTTTCTAACCATTTTTCAGTTCTGTTATTAAATTGAAACAAACCCTGATCAATAGAGCCATCTGTGTTATACCCTGTAGCATTAGCCCTGCCATCTGACTCACAAGACATAACAGCTAAAGCAAACAAAGTATCATCTCCAAAATATTGTTCTGTTTTGTAATACCATTGTTTTACATCTTGTAAGTGATTACAGAGGAAATAGTCATCTATAGATTGCTCAGTTATTTCTACTTGTAGAAGTAAAGAGCAACCTATAAATAGTTCTATCATCTTAAAATATCAAAGCAATCATTACAAATAATATAGTCTTTACTTTGTGTTGGAAACTTATAAATATCCTTACACAAAAAACACATAAAAGATCTAAATTCTTTAGGTGTTTGATTCCATTTAAAAATTAGATTTTTTAAATAAAAAAGAATATTACTTATCATTAAAAAGCTTCACCCTCTGGAATATCTTCTGCATAAATAACAGCTTTAATATTGTTACCCCATGAGGGATGCAACTTAGCAACATCTCTCTCAAATAG